GAAAAGCTCAACCCCCTGTAGTGGAAAAGCTCAACCCCCTGTAGTGGAAAAGCTCAACCCCCTGTAGTGGAAAAGCTCAACCCCCTGTAGTGGAAAAGCTCACCGCAGCTTCGCTGTCTTCAGCGCCTTGATCCAAGCTCGCTTATACATTGGCGCAAAGAACTGGCGCATACCGCGTTTAACTATGCGCTGCGGATCATATGCGCGTTTGATGTTGGCTGTCTTGCGTAAGCTGTAAAGCACTTGAACATCTTTACCGCCACGCCCCTTGCGCCGCCCAAGGTATTTCTTCCCATTGCTCTCAAAGATAAAACCCTTGTCCGTTCCCATTACAGTCTTCGGCCTTAGTGACTTATTTACAGCACCAGCTTTAGCGCCACCCTTGCGCCTAGTGACGTTCTTCTCAATCGGTATAGCAATATTCCTTGCGCCCTGTGGTGTCTTGGTGCCGCCCTTAACATGCTTTACCATAAAATCAGTATAAGCCGCTCGCGTGGAACTCTTCTTCTTTGTGCCTGCGGGTGACGGTAGTGAGCTTTGCTGGATCGACGCAATGGCCATGCCAGTCTTACGCACATGCCCGACAGCGCTGTTCCTTATTTGATGCACTTGCTTGAAGAATGATTTGTTACGCGGCTGGAAAGCCTTGTTGTACGCATGACGCAGCGTTTCATCCCTAACGCGCTGTATTGAGCTGTTTAGCGCCAGCGACAGCGCAAATGGCATCTGCTTCTTCACCAGATCATCAATCTTGCTCTGCAACTGTGGCGCATTTGATTTAATATTTATTCGCATGGGATACCCCCTGTAGTGGAAAAGCTCACCCCCCTGCGTGGAAAAAGCTCAGTGTATTTCTTCTATCAAGCCATTGTCTGAGGTAATCATCTTAATCACCACCAGCATTGCAATCAGCACATCCCGCGTCTCAGCATCATCAGCGACACGCTCATCGATAAAGTCAAATACCCTATCTATTTCTTCAGTGTCCATCTCAGTGTCATCACTTGGGAACCTTACGATGCTCATCATGCTAACTTCCTTTTCTGCATCATAGCACAGGATTGCATAAAAAAAATCCCCCAGCCGAAGCTGAGGGGAGTTATGAGGCCCAACCACGACAGGGAGGTAACGTGGCAGGGGAGCAGGCGCATCTCTGCGTAAGATGATGCTACTCCTTATGCAATTCATATGCAAGCGCCAGATAGCCTATGGCGTCTGCAATGCTATCCCTGTGATAGTCACCCTTCGCTAATCTGGCGAGCTTCAGATCAGCCATCATAATGCAAACCTCATAGGATGACACATAGTTGCCCATGTGCTGCGTCCATCGCTCTGCAATGTTGGCGAAGTTTTCCGATGGCGTTCCATAGTCAGCCTGCCGCTGACCGTGGATTAAATTGCTTGCCTCGCGCAGTATTTCGTTTCGTCTTGTTGGTTGATCCATTTGATTACATCCAAACTTATGGTCAACAGACGCTAACAACTTAAACAGCCTCTTGCAAATCATTGACCGCAAGTTTAGCGGCCATTTGCTTTATGCTGCCTAAGTCTAAGTTCGCGTCAACAATCGCCAACTCATATCTGCGGCAGAAAGATAACAACGCAGATGATGCTTCATTTCTAAACTCAGCCATCATCTCATCGCTATCTGGGTCAAACGAAACATAACCGCCACCCTGCCTCCTGTTCGACACCGGCGATATGTGCAAAGGCTTCTCCACGACCTTTATATCATAGACTGATGTGTCTATGCTTTTGACCTCATACGTTACACGCAAACCGCTTATAATCGACCTAATGCGGCTATCATAATATTGATTGGCCGCATTATGCTCATCCTTGTCAAACACAAAACCATAGAACGGATGTTCAGGCTGTTGCCTTATCCACTCACGCAAGTCAGAAACTTGAACAGTGTTTTGCCCAGTTGAATTTAGATATTCGTCAATAAGCTCTTGACGCATTTTTTTCGTAAACTTCATCACTCTCTCCTTTATATCCAGTGACCGCCCTGCCTAACCAAGACTTTCCGCTTCTTTCCACACCTAGACCGCCTCGCCTGACCTGAACCCGCCCGACCACACCTGACCCCGACACACCTCGACCGCCTTGACCAACCAAACCACACCCCGCCTCAGCAGACCTTGACCGCCTCGACCTACCTTGCCGTTCCGCACCGGACCGCAACAGACCCCGCCGCACCATTCCATGACCGCCTTGACATACCTAACCGAGCCGTTCCACACCTTGACCGCCTGACCACACCGGACCTAACCTTGACACTCCATGACTGACCGTAACCGCCTTGCCAGACCCCGCCAACCCCTGCCTTAACAGGCCGTTCCGTACCCTGACCGCCTTGACTGACCATACCCGACCCGACCAAACCGAACCGAACAACGACCGCCACACCCGACCCGACCCCGACAGACCATGTCGTACCCCACCTTGACCGCCTTGCCCGACCTGACCACGCCAAGCTATACCGGAACACACCTAACCTCGCTCGACCGCCGTGAAATGGGGCAACCTAAGCTGCCCCAACCATTATTACGCTGCTCGCTTAACGCGCTCTTCTTGCAGCATGTCATAAAGCTCTTCTGTTTCGGCATCTGCCATCTCAGGAACTTCCATTGCATGAGTTTGAACCATGCGACCTTGCTTCTTGATTTCACCAATCCTGTCAGCCATGTCACCACCGCCCTCTGGATGCACCGTAAACGTTCCGTAAGACCCGCGACCCTTTTCCTGCCTGAAGTCTCCTATGCCCACCAGCATCCCAGCGTTAATCAACAGTGATGATATTGAATGAATGCTTAACGTTGGAGTGACAAACGCTATATCAACCTCAGCGCACCATTCTGGCAGGAACGCCCTTGTTCTGACATCTGGCGTTCTGTTCATATCCGCAGATCGAACAACATCCATTTTAAGCTGCGGTTTCCCCCACACCTTAATTTTCTGCTCAGGCAGGAATATCAGCCTTTGCACTGACGTCTTGGTAATCCCAGCAGTTTCTAATGCTGCTGTTGCCATTGCGCCTTTTACCGCTGGCGCAGGGAAGCCCAAAAGAGTTTCGCCTGTTAGCATCCGATAGACGCTATCGTTGAACTCTTCTTCTGGGTTATGCTTAATCTCCTTCTTTTCCGCAGCGGTCTTTTTGCCGCCTCCAATAAGAAGGGATCTTTTCGCCTTCGCTGACATCGCATTGTAGTACAGCGGCGTTTGACCAAGTAATACAAATTTTACCCGACCTTGCTTTGCCGCTTCGATGTGAAGGTTTGCTTCTGCTTTTTTAGTAGCCATAACTTTTTCCTTTTTAAAGCTAGGGCAAGATGGTATAACCACCTCACCATTTGAGTTAGAGCGAGATTATGGGTTGCAGCCCTGTCTCGCTCATTTCGTTTATATCACGCCGAAATCATAATGCAATCACTTTTTTAATTATTTTTTCTGCGACCCTACATTATTTCTTTGCAGTTCATATTTCCGCATCAGGATGATCTGACGCTCTTCTTCGCTCCACTTGGGCAGATCCACGCCCAACACTTTTCTGCGATTGGCGAAGCCTTCTAGCTCCTCCAAGCATGAAATTGCATTAACCTTCTCTTCAAACGTCATAAGTCAAAATCCCAGTCTTGGACACTTGGACACCCCTTAGGGGTGTGTCCTGTCTGTCCAAAGATGACCAAATGGTTGGACACTTGTCCAAACTGCTTGTCCTTCATGTCCAACCTTTGCATAACTTATTGTTATCTATGAGAAATTGTTGGACATCCACTAGCCTCTTGATATGTCTATCTGCTGTCCTTTGAGACACACCTAGCTCTATTGAGACAGCCTCTTTTAGGACACGTCTGGACACCCAATTTTCACCGAAATTTTCCACAATTTTGTGATATTCGTCCTTCACGACATCTTCAGCACGATCTTCTTTTGACATGCTTTTGCGACTATCTTGTATCTCCATGAGCGCCACTGACTTTGCAGGATTGCCATCTGCGCCCATCAATTCTTTCTCCACGTGAATGAAGTTTTTTGGCTCAGGTATCATGGCGTCCTTCATTTTTGTCCACTTAACTTCCACCTTGGCGATCTGATCGTCGCCCCATTTCTCCACCATAAATTCGCAATCGACAGCCCCCAGAAGCGCAGAGCTACCCCTAGCGCGATCCTTATTGCCGTGTCCTGTGTGATGTACTGCCAGCACAGTGCAGGAATAATCATCCCGCATATCATCGACTGCCCTAATGATTGCGCCCATCTGCTGGGTGCTATTTTCGTCTGCTGCACCCATTGCTCTTGCCAGCGTGTCGATCACGATTAGCGCCGGTTCTCCATGCTCTTCAACCATGCTATCCACTACGCTGCGTAGCTCTTGCACATGCTCTTCATCTGTTAGCACAATGGAGCGGCTTGATTTAAAGAAGGGTAGCCCCTTGAGGCTGACATCATTCTCTGCTGCCCATGCTGCGGCACGTCTAGCAAAGCCATTATGTCCTTCACCGGCAATATAGAATACTGGCCCACCATCCACTGCATGACCGTGAAACTCTTTCTGTGCAGCTATGCAGAGCGCCATATCTATCGTGAGAAACGTTTTTCCTGCCGCTGGAGCGCCAAAGCATACTGCAAATGTATTCTTCTCTAGCAAACCATCTATGATCCACTCTGGCGCTTTAAACTCCAGATCCCCCAGCGGAACAAATAGCTCCCTCTTTTTGCGCACCTTCTGCAACTCAGCGGCCACTGCTGGTCTGCCATCGCGCAGCATAACGTCATTCCAATCGTCGCCCTTTCTGCGTGGCGCTCTGTATGGCATTCCTGTTTTATTTGCTGCGTCTATGCCTGCGCTATCGTTATCTGCTGCTATAACAAACGTGGCGTTTGGTTTGGCTTCTTGGAGGATAGCTGCCACCTTTGGTAGATTACCGCTGCTCAGCGCGTATATACACGGCCTGTCGGTGCTTATGTGAACTGATACTGCTGTGGCCCAACCCTCTGCAATATAGGTCAGCCCCTCAGCGGAGCCTCCTATAACAGCAAATGCATTTTCCGTTTTGCTGCCTTTGTTGAACTTCTTATCACCATCTGGGCTAATCTTTTGCGATCCTGCCTTTTGCAGCTTGCCATCTGTTAGGTGATAGAACGGCACAACTACGTTACCGTCTAGTTCCTGAGCGCCTATTAGCGGCACTCCTTTGCGCTCATGGTAAGCCTTTGGGGTTTCATCCTTGAACGGGTTTTTTGCGCTTGGCAGACTTGGCCAATCGCTTACCTCCATGATTGGCCATAGCTCCATGTCCAGCAGTCTTTTTTGTATTGCCTTCCAGTCACCACATTGCCTGCAATTCACGCTGACATTGCCGTTATATTCCTTGACCCAGAAGCGGTCATTCCCGTTGCAATTCGGGCATGGCCCTTTATATTCGCTGCCATGCCTTTTCAGCCCTAGCTGATTGGCTATTAACTCGCCCCAGACGTGCCATTGTGCATCTGGATACTTGTCTTTTTTGTTGTTTCCCATTATAAACTCCATATTCATACTGCTCCTTATAAGGGCGCTGCGCTCTCCCACGCAGCGCCCTACGTTTATTTAGAACGGGATTTCATCATCAAATGTTCCGCTTGCTGGTGCATCTATGACAGCCGCTTTTGGTGTGGCCGCTGGCAACCCGAATGGATCATCTTTTGGCATTGTGTCTGCAATGCTGACGAACCCTTCCATTGCAGCAAATGGTGATGCCTGTTCAAGTGGCTTATGCTCTATGACTTGCACAGCCCGCAGCCTGAGCGACACACCGGCATCGCGCATGTTATATGGCACGAATGTCACTGCCACGTTTACGGTGCTGTCTGTGGTTAGCATAAAGTCATCTGCCAGCTTATTACCTTTGGCGTCATATTGACCAACGCCATCGGTTAGCTCTCCGTTATAGTTGCCTTTAAGCTTGGCCTTAGCGATAAAGATTTCATCGCCATCCTTCTTGAATGGCATGTTAAACTCTTCTGGCCATTCTGGCTTGCGCTTTGCTGCATATGCTTTTCGCATTTCATCTAGCAAAACCTTCGCCTGATCGCGTGTCATCTTGATTGACATCTCATATGCCGCATTGGGATCTTTGGGATCACATGGCACTGATCTTTGTTCCTCAGCGGAATATTTGTAGGTTTTGTTGATACGTGGCCACAACGCTTTAACGTTCTTGATGGTATATTGCATTTATTGCTCCTTTGCTTTTAACCATTCTGGTAGTTCAATGATATTAACCTCAGGCCAATCAGTCGGGTATGACTGCTCATCCTGAGCCTTCTTTATGCGCCGCAGAATATTCATCATTCGTTGGTGCGCATAATCCAATACGCCATTGCTTAGGACGTGAACCCCTACAGCGTATGGCGGTGATTTTTCCACTGCGGCGAATATGCAGTGTGTCACAGGCAGCTTTTCGATTGCAAGCACATATCTGTAGAACGCCATTTGCAAATCATAATTGTATGACCAGATATGCTTCTGAAACTCACGCTCTGATGGCCCAGCGTCTAAAGTGCTTTTTAGATCCAGCAGCAGGCCACCTTCTTTTACATAGCAGTCTGGCCTACAGCGAAGTCCAAGCCCCGTTTCTGGACAGGTAACAAATATGCTGTGTTCTATCATTGCGCTGGGATGCCTCACGATTGAGGCTACCCTTGGGTGGCGCAATGCACTTTCTGCCATTGCATTACAAATGTCGTAATCGCCTTGCGTTAGCAGAACCTTACCTTGCGCCTCTGCTTCTTCCTTGGCTTCGCTCCACGCTTTACCTCTGCGCGTCTCTGGGCCGCGTATAACGCGCCCTTCGCTTGGCTCTAGGGTTAGCTCGTGAAAAGCCGTTCCCAGCGCCAGAGCAGGCGTTTCGGAGCGTACAGCGCCCTTCCAGTGAGCCAATGATTTAGACGCAGCTTTGACATCACTGCTGCTGATTTCTTCACGCTCATGGTAGGCGTGGTTGGACATGCTGGGATCAATCATTCATCATCTCCCTAACTAAGTAGCAAAATCCCTCTAAATCCAAGACAGCGACAAAGCCGTTGTCTTTTTCTTCGTACATGACCGCGTGTAGAGGAACGACAACACGCACGTCACGATGGTCAAACTTATAGACAACACACGGCAGCTTTCCTGCGCGATTTGCGGCGCGACTGGCTTGGCCCCACCAGTCTGGGCGCATTCCATCGCCAGATTTGTAGCGCTTGCATTCTATAACGAATGGAAAGTTTACGCCTTTTTCTGGCACTAGATCACCGTGATCGCCTTCGCGGTATTGCTCAAGATCACGCTTGAACTTAATCCCAAGGTTATCCCATAGGTAATTGGCTATACTGCGCTCAAACTGTGCGCCTTTTGCGCGTGAATTAACCATCTACTGCTGGTTGCTCCACATGAATGCCACGCTTTGCGAGGTAATCCCGCAATGCGCCTTCTACTATGCCTGCCATACTACGACGCTCTTTTTTCTTTATGATCTTCATAGCCTCAACTAAATCTGGGTCTATGCGCACCAACAACTGATGTAATTCCATTGCAATTCTCCTTTGCTATATTTTTGATATATAAGTGCTTGCAAACTGTCAAGGGATAGCATAATGATATATTCACTACCTAATGAAAGGAAATGAAATGAA